ATATCCCAACGCTTCAACTTGTCTGACAAACTCTTTCGTCTTCATTCCGCTTCCTCCATAACTTCAGCACTCCACTCGATATCATCCACATCAAACCGCTGTATCTGATCAATCACCATGTCGATAGCGGCTTCGGATAACTCGTCCTCATAATTATCAAACGGCTGTCTATTACCGGACTCAACATCCAATTCGATCCACTTAACGGCAGTGACCTTTACTTTGTGTTTCATTCCATCACCCTTATTTTCTCGAATCCTGTGATGTCCATCTTTGAAATTTCTGATTCTGTGAATATGGTTTTGATTCCGTTGCCTTCCCTGTCATTGCTTATTGAATATTCTCCGTTTAACACGTCTTTGTTTAGATAAGTAAATTCAAAAGGTAAAGTAGAAACCAAACGCAGATAATACCGCTTCTCTTCCTCGCGTTCTGTGAGTGGAGTTTCTGCTAACATCATCATATTTTCGTATAACATAAATGCTACTTTTTCAGGCAAATCTTCAAATATTTCATAAATTGTTGATAAGCTATAACGACATTTTTTACTAACTTTTCCAACCAAATTACCATCACAGAATATATGTATATCACTAAGATGGTGTTGTAATTCAAACTCATATAATTTTTTATTAAATTCACTGTATCTCATTTTATTCCTCCTATTTTTTCAAACCAAGCATAAATATAATCAACAATAAACAAGCCGCAATTTCGCTTACTATTATCTCCATTTTAATAATCAATCAAATCTTCTAATCTATCAAAAAACTCTTTAGGACTTGTGAAAGCCTTCAAAGTGATAGGTTGAGCAGAGTCTCCTTTTAGATAAATAATAAGAGTCATTTTATCTTTGGATAATCTTAAGATGGATCTAAATGGAATAAAAGTTACTTGAACATATCCATTACCACTTCTATGAGTTAACAATAATCTTTCATTTGTTAGGAAAGCTTTTACTGGAGCTGTATCATCAATTAATCCCGATCCAAATTCTAAGACTTCTTCATTTTCATGAAGATTATCTAATAATTCAATAAAGTGAGTTTTCTCAAATCTTCCTAATTTCTTAATCCCAAAACTTTGAGCCAAATCCAATGCTTGAACCTCTGCTACACTCTTCTCTTTTTTTCCTAATAAACCCATCTTAATCTCCTCCTTATTTTCTATTAATTTCTTTTTTCTCTTAATTTTTTATAGTATAAGTTTCTTACTTTTGTATAATACTCTCTTACTGGATCGACAAACTCTGAACCAATAGATATAATTGATAAAATAGCAATTGCGTGGAGCCATAACCCAAAGTAAGTTATTATTGAAGCAAATAATAAAAATAATAAAAATAACAAAATTGCTAAAATTGTCTCTCTAGATAGCTCCCAGATTGATTCTAATAAAATACTTATTTTATAACCATATTTGGGCCTAGGAACGTACCCGTTGATACGTTTCGGGACTGTTCCTCTACTATTTTGATGAATTTGGATGAATTTGATCTTTTTCTTACCTTTTTCTTTACTTTTGTCATCCTGGGACGTTCTCATGCAACTTATCCTTTCTAACTAACTTATTTTACTTTCTCGCACCTGGTGAACCCTCTACCACAAAATACTTCTGGTTTCCAATCATAAGATAGTTTTCCAATCTCTTGTTGAGTAAATCTGTAAAACTCATAATATTTTGGTCCTCTTTTCTCTAATTCATCAACTCCATAAAAATTATTAACATTATCATAATCATTAGGATCAATAACTGCATCCTTACTCAGGAAAAATTTTGTTCCATCAACATCTACCCAATAAACATACCATTTATCTTCATCTATTCTTTTGTTATCTGGGGTGTTCATATAGTCAATAGCTAAATCAAAAACTTTTACTCTATTTCTGGCAGATTCAACATATGTACTTCTTCTAAAATCAATGCCTCTTCCAATTGTGTTTACAGCAAACATATAGCTTTCATTTTCTACCATATAGAAGTTTCCATGATCATAAACTTGAATTTGCTTTCCATGAAGGATATTATCTTTAATCTTTGTTTGATAGCCTAATTTTTCTGCTTCTTTTATAAACTCATTTGTTGTTAACATATTGATCTTCCCATCTTTTTAATTTTAAAATATTAGAGAGGATTTCTCCTCTCTTCTATTTATTTGATTTTTACTTCTTCCATCTTATTGATGTCAAACCATAGTGGAACAATTTCCCAACTATTAAAATTTTTGAAATAATCATTAGCGAATCTTTCAGCTTTTTCTTGATCATCAAACCATATTGCTTCTTTCTTTTTGGTCCAAATAAAACTGTTTGAATCATTTGAAGCTCCTAGATAAACTTTCTTATTTACTATTTTAATAACATAAAATTCTTCCATTACAATCATCTCTCCTTGTTTTATAAGATATATTTTATTTATATATACATTATAACATTAAGGAGAGATTTTGTACACATTTTTAAATCATTTTGCAGCAGAAATTACGCAAAAATAAGGGACTTCCTAAATTCTGTATCACGTATAGATTTATCGAGTTCCTCTTTAGCAAGAATATACATTGCATTGCTCCAACCAAGCGGTGTATTTCCATTGTATTGATCACTGTTAGCAAAATATAATTCTGGTAGAGATCCATCTTCTAACATAACTTCTTCAGTTTTCTTAATATAGTCTTCTGCTTCATTATAACTTCCTAATCGCATATGGGCTAAAGCTAACCATGGTAGACCAAATGTCCACTCAGCTTCTTTTCCAACATAAAAATTAGGATCGCTATATCGATTATCTGGATCTTTGGAGTTGTAATATGAGTCAGATTTATATCTAATAACTCCCTTATCTCTCAATAAGTGATTTTCAATTCCAATTAAAATTTGCCAAGCAGTTTCATTATCAACAACTTTATATGGATAAATTAGGCTTAATTGTGCTAAATCAAACTTTTTGGATGGACTTTCAAAAGGAAGTAATTTAGCTAAAGCTTCTTCTCCTCTTTTGATCAAGACATCAGAAACTGTCCAATATTCTTTTGCAGCTTTTAATCCTGCAACGCAAGCACCTAAACTTGAAGCGTGCATTTCTCTATTTTCTTCCCACATCCCATTATCAGGATCTTCCCAATAACGAACCATATTAAGATAGAAAATCATATTTTGTACCGTATCTGAATCTTGTTTTGATCTGATAATTTCTTTTTCATTATCTAATCCTTTAGCAATTCCAAACAAAATTGCTCCAATTGCATCATGTTGACAATTTCCCCATTCTAGTGGAGACTCTTCTCCATTAGTTTGGTATCGTGGATGGATATATTCATGAGTGTATTGAGGTTTTCCAAAAGCGCAAGGATCAAATTTCCATGAATATTTGTTGAGAATATCTAAAATTGCCCAATATGTTTTTTCATATCGATCACAATCAGATTTTAGATATGGAAGCACCTCATAAAATGAATCACGAAGCCAAACATAACTATAATCTGAAGAAGCACTTGCAACATAGAGATCATTTTCTAATCTCAAAGAATCTAGAATTTTATGACTTTGTTCTACTCTATCTACCATTCTTATTATTGTTCCCTCTTTCATTTATATTTAGAACTTATTTTTAAGTTCTTTATATTCTTTACCAATATTTTTAAAATAATCAATAACAAAAGTAACGAGAAGATAGATCATGAACAATAAAGTAGCAATAGCAACCATTGACATAATCCACTCAACAGAAAACAAAACTAAGATTATAACTAATACCACTAATAAATTTAAAAGTTCTTTCAAGATAGGTCCAGATACTTTCCAAAATGCTTTAAATAATAATTTTAAATTTTTCATATATTTCTCCTATTTATTCTCTGTTATTGTGAATGGAATAATTGTTTCTGGCATATAGTTAACTTCATATTTATATTGATTAACTTGAGCACCTTCTAGATCTTCAACAACATACATATTCCATTCTGTCATATTGATCAAATGCTTCTTATAAACACCTTTATCTGCTTCAACAATAATTACTAACTTATCAGAATCATTAGTATCAACAGAAATCCTACCAATTACTTCAAATTCAATTTTATCTGTTCTGGTATTAATAACAGCAACTCTTCGAATAACATTGAAGTTGTCTGCTTCTTGACTTACATTATAAGAAACTTGACTACTTTTGGTACTTTCACAACCACTTAATAGAAATAATCCACTCACTAGTAATGTTGTTATAATTACTTTCTTATTCATTTTCATTAGTATCCTCCGCTAATTCTGGATTTTCATAAATATTACCAATAACTTCACATTCATCAGGATCATATTCTACTTCGTCGTCGCAGCATCCACAGCCGTCACCTTGAGCGAATGGGTAATATCCACCTCGTTTTTCTACAAACAAAACAGTGTAAATTGAGTTTCTCCAACCTTTAATAATATCTTCTTCACATATTTCTTTTTTGTTCTTATCTTTAATATTAATGTACTGCATAACTTTGAATCTTTTTGGATCTTTTAGAGCATCCTCTAAGTCAGTTATGTAATAACCTTCCTTATCTCTATATATAAAATCTGATCCTCCGCATAACATTTCCTTATTTTCAATATCATAAACTCTGAACTTAATTTCTCTCATTAAAATTCCTCCATTTTAATATTTATCAATATCTATAGAAACTGCAATTACATCAATTTTAATATCTTCTTCATTATTTTTTCTATTTTCTTTTATCCAATTTTCTGCTTCTTCTTCGGTTCCAAAAGCATCCTTAACTTCTTGGTCTTCATAAGAGTATAAAATATAAATATCTACATCCATTTTTATTTCTCCTTAATATGTTCTACCATTCCTTAGTAGGAATGATAGTTAATATTTCTTCTTTTTTAATTACTCTACCATATTTATCTGATAAGAATGTAGAGTCAGAATATAGTTGTTTCTCATATGATCTTTTATCATAAAAAATCATATTGATCTTACTTCCATTTTTAGAAGTAACTTTACAATTAAAATATTTATTATCTTTTAATAAGATGTCAAGATCAAAAGGTGAGTCTTTAGCCAGTCCAATATATAGGCCATAGATATTCATTAATGTCCATAATTGAAAAGATGTATAACCTTGTTCATCTTTTTCAGGATCATTATCATATCTTAATTTATATAAGCTAACACCCAAATCTGTTAGCTTTACTTTTACACTTTCATTTAAATTGATCGTATCCATTTATTGATCTACCTCAACATCTTCTTCAATTTCTAAAATTTCACTCTCAACATCTGAATCATATTCATCCGCTGAATCTACAGCAATATCTATTGCGTCATTTTCAGTATCTGCAATAACTTCCATCGTTGTAATACTAGTAATTCTAATTTTATATTTATTCATTATTTTACTTCCTCTGCAAAGTTCCAGTATCTTTCGTCAATTTTTTTAATTTCTTCTTCAGTAAATTGATTACATTGAGATTTTTTAAGATCTTCTTCTGTTTTATACAAAAAGAATCCAATATCTTCATTTGCATATCTAAACATATATAAATTATTTTTAATAGTAGGAACTAACACATAATATTTCTTTTCTTCTTTTCTATCTTCTAAGTCTGTTGCAATATACTCATCTAACAAATCTAATAGTTGGAATATATGTAGCATATAAACATTATCCCAGCTATTTTCACCTAAATTCATAAAATCTGCTGTTCCGCTTCCTCTACTTTTACCCCAAGTTGGAAACTTATAAAAAGGCTGTCCTTTCTTATTTTCATAAAAATGGATTTCGTTGCCTTCTAATTTAGCATCTATACTTTTAATTTTATTATTAACTTTCTCAATCAATTCTGTTGTTTTCATTATATTCCTCCAAATGGATTAATGTTTACTATTTTTTGTAAAATATCATCATCGCTATGATTTATAAAGAAACCATGTTCTCTTATTAAAACAGATTTTAAAGCTTCTTTTGATTTAAAGTCTGCATAAACTAATTTTACATAAATTGAGTTTTCGATAGTTTCAATTTCTTCAAATGATGTTACTACATTTACAACTTTAGCAAATCCACCTTCAACTTTTATCATTTATTTTCTCTCTTTCTTTTTTCTTTCTTTTCTCTTCTTCTTCTCTAATTTTGGCTTGATACGTCAGTTTTCTTAATAATCTATGTAGTTCTAATGTTTCATCACCAGATAGCATAGGAACAATAAGATTTATACTTCTTATAATATCATCTTTTTTACAGATAATATTCATATATTCTTGAATTGGATTTTTAGTAAAAGCTTGTTTGAACATTTTTTCATCTTCAGATTCTTCTTTAGTTATTATCTTAATTTTAGGAGGTAGAAATCTATCTTCCATAAACTTTATCCACCTTATTAATAAAACTAAAACCATGTTCCATTGTAGCTCCTGTAGTTGTTGCCATAATAACATCTCCGCCAAATGCTTCCCGTAAAACAGTATCTAATTCATCGATTACTAATTTTCTACCCCTATAATGTTCTTTATATTCCAAATAGTGTTTGATAGAAACTGTTTCAACATGGAAGCCCATATCTCTTGCCACACTTCTGATATAGTCTGCCATAGTTGAGTTAGGAGTTAATAATAGCGATTTTGTTGAGGCTGCCATAATTATTGCTTTAGTAGTTTTTCCTGAATGTCTAGATCCTGCATGTATGATCATTTAATTTTCTCCTTTTAAGAACATTTAGTTTGATACCAAGATAATACATTTAATAGGGCATTTCTTTGTTTTTCCGTCATACCTTCTGCCCTATCTTTAAATTTTTTAGCAACATCGTATGCTGGAAAATGAACTGTAACATCATTTAGTCCTCTTCTTTCACATTGAAGAGCTGAGTCTACCAATTCTTTATTGGTAAGTTTTCTATTTTTGGAGCGCTTACTATCATAATCCTGCTGAAAGATAAGAGAATCTATATAGTACTCTTCAGCATAATAATCTGCCATACTCATTTTTGTTTCTCCTTTTATTTACCAAATTAATCCTTGTTCAATTCCACCAACAATACCGAAAACTGCTATAAAAATTGCTGCTACAATAACTATTCCAATAATATTTACTAAAAGATCTTCAAACTCTTCTGAGAATATTTTCATCTTATTTTGCCTCCCTTTCTAATTTTTTAATTTCATATTCAATATCATCTTTTATATTTTCTAATTTTCTTATATCTCTTGAGTTAAGTTCATTTGAGCTATGATAATAAACTGCCTTAATTAAAATTTGTAAAGCGGTGTAAATTAATTTCTTATTCATTTAATTTCCTCTTTTCAAATATTTTTTATTTATTTATATTAATATTATACATTAAAAACAAGATTTTGTAAACAATTTGGAGCAAAAACATTATAAAAAAAAGAAGAGGTTATGCCTCTTCTCTTTTTTCTGATCTGATCAAAACTCCATCTTTATTTTTACCAGTAATTAACATAACACTATGTTGATACGGACTATTATTATTGTTACACATGAAGTCATTACCATTTCTATATCCAACAAAAACTAACTTTGTACCTTTTTTGAACCAACTATCATCAATACATTTTCTATTTTTGCCTTCACCTTCCATTATCTTTTTATGATAATGTTGGAATTTCTGTTTACCAACTCGAACCTGCACAACACCAAATTCAGAAATAATAATTGCAATTCCTTTTTCAGGAATTTTATCAACAACTGTTCCAGAAATTACATGACTTTTTAGTATTCTATACTTTTTGCCGCCTCTGCCGCTTTTCCAACCAATTATTTCTGGCTCTTCTGGCATTTTTGAAAAATCAGAGATATTGAATAATTGTGCCAAATCATATTCTTTCAATTCATGATCATTAATATAGAAACTAATACTTTCCATTTCCCACTTAGCTAATGATCCTGTACAATTTTCCATCCAATATTCATTTCTCCTAAATGAAGCTTCTATAACTTTTGCTTCATCTGTTTGGAGCCACTCAGTTAATTTTTCAACTTTGTTTTTATACAACTTTTCAAATACTTTTGCTTCAATGATGAAATTACCATCTTGATCAAAGTAGCTTTCTTGAGGATATTTCTTTGTAACTAATTTCTTAGCTTCATTTCTATATTTCTTGAAGTATTCATCCATTAGCTCATCATGTTTTTTTAATACTTTTACCTTCTTATTGAAATCATAAATTTCTTTTTCTTCTTTTAAAGATTCTGGAATTTTGTTCAAAAGTTTAGGAATATTTGCTGTTGTTAATTTTTGTTTAGGAGGATTAACTTTAGCTACAAAATCAATCATAACTTTTTTTCTATCTTTGTTAATTTCATCAAACAATCCAGATTTGATCAAAACTACCATCTTCTTATCTGTTAACATTCCATTTTCAACATTTTTTTCATAAAAATCATCTATAGAAGAATATGGTCGATTGTCAATTATTTCTTTTGCTAATGTCATATTTATTTCTGAAATTGGTTTTAAGCCATAAATGATTTTACCATTCTCAACATCTGGTACAAATCCAATATCTGATCTACTTAGAGATGGAGGAGTAATTTCACTTCTGAAGGATTCTAAACTTTTTGCAGTGGCTCCATAGTTTGTTCCTTTTTCTAGTTCTCCCATAATTCCACTATCGACAGTTAGGCAGGCAGTTTTCCAAAATATTGATCCATATCTATAAGCAATATTCATTTCAACCATTAAGATCAAAGTATAAGAAGCGATATGTGGTCCAGAGAAAGCATAACCAAACTGTGGAACTAAACACTCATTCCAAACATAGTTTAGCATTTCGTCTCTAGTTCCAATTTCTCTTCCTTTCCTAAAGAATACTTCTCTTTGTTCTGCTTGTTTTTTAGGATCTTTTTTAGCTACAGATTTTCGCAAAAAGTTTGCTTCTCTAAGATCAAATCCAGATATATTTTTATGCATCGATAAAAGCATTAAAGATTCTTGAGTTTCACAAACACCATATCGATTATCTAGAAGCTCATGTAAAACTAATCTTTCTTCTTTTGTAAGAGCATACTCATCCATATCTTTTTCCCATTCGCTATTATCTTTCTTATATCTTACAAAGCGGTCAACTAATTGTTCGCCATCATTTGTTAGTCGCATAAGAGAGTTTGCAGCAGCTAATTCATCAAAGTTTTGTGCATCAACTTTTTCCAAGGTTTGTCTACCGGTAACAGTTTCGAATTGGAAGGCAGAAATAATTTCACCATCAAATAAAAGTTTGAACATTTCTGGATCTTCCATTTCCAAAACATCAGGATGGAAATATTTCAAATATGTTTTTTTCAATGATCCTTGCCATTCAATTTTTCCTTCTTTTAGCAATAAATCCATTGCTGTTCTAATTCTATCGAGTGCATTAATACTTAGAAAATCATATTTTAATCCACCCATAGATATTGTATCTTCAGCATCAAATTGAGTAATTTCTAATCCGGAAGTAGTTTTCATCATTGCATTTTGAGCAACATAACCATTTGGGAATACTAAGACTCCAGATGCGTGTTGTCCTCTACCACGAATTAATCCTTGAGATTGAAGCATCAAATCTTTTAATCCTTCATGTTTTTCAACTTCATTAATTAAATCATTTGAGGCTTTTCTACTTTTTTCTTCATTTCCAAAGAAGGCATCCTTTAGAGGCCATGGAGTTCCTTTATCATTTGGGAGCATATTAGTTATATTTGTAGCCGTTTCAACATCAATTCCCATTGATCTACAAGCGGTTAGAGTTGCTGAACGTGGTCCCTCAGTTGTATAGGTTCCAATATTTAGAATGTTTTCACTTCCATACACTTCTTTCACTTTTGCTAGAATTTCTTTTCTGGCAGAAGATTGCGCGTCCACGTCAATATCTGGAAGTTCTGGTCTTGATGCTGTTAAAAATCGCCAATGTGGTAAATCATATTTTAATGGATTAATTTGAACAATATCTAATAAGAAGTTTGTATAATAGCAGGCAGCAGATCCTCGACCAATACCAACTAAAGATACTTCCCACATAATATCAACTAATTCTTTCATAAGAACAAAATATGAACTCATTGGTTGTTTCATATGTTTTGAAATTGCAATAACTTCTCCAAACTCTAAATCTATACGACTCAAATTTAATTCATTAAATTCTTCATTTTTCTCAATCATTCCTTCAATACATAAATGAATATAATATCTGTCAATTTCTTGATCAGATTTTAACATAATATTGATATTTTTATATTTATCCAAATCTATTTTTTTAATATGGTTTTTAGATAATTCAAATTTAGGAATATGAGCAATTGGAATTTTAACATCTTGTTTGAAATTAAAGTGCTCAATCTTATCTTTTATTTCGTTTGTATTTTTAATCATTTCTTGTAAAAAATCTTCGTCTGTAAAATATTCTCTAAGCTCTTCTGTTGAGAAAATATAAGTTGTAGAATAGAATGACTCAACTTCTCTTTCTCCTTCTTGGGCAGTAAGATATTGTTTATGAAATTCGGCCTGTTCTTTATTTAAATAGTGAGCGTCAGTTGTTACAATACATTTTAATCCATAAGCTTTTGATATTTTTCGTAACCATTCGTTTGCAATTAATTGATCACTCTGATAAGAAGGTTGAAGCTCTATATAGAAATCATCTTTTCCAAAAATATTAATCATATTTTTAATAAAGTAATCAATTCTTCTTCTGATTTGAGTTTCATCCAATTTTTCTTCTACAGCTTCATTTAGCTCTAATAGAAGTTGAGGTAGTTCTCCACCAACACAAGCAGTTGATGCAATAATATCTCCTTTATAATCTTTCATCATTTCTTCTAACTCGTCTTTATATGTTGGAGTTCTCTCCATACCTCGAAAAACTCTGGAATTTTCCCAAGCTTTAGATGTTTGTTTCTTTAAAAATTCAAAACCTTTTTGATTTTTAGCCAATAATAAAAAGTGATTAAATTTCACTTTCATATTATTGTCCATCATCTCTTTTACTTCTTTATCAACAAGATATATCTCATTGCCAATTCCTATTTTGAATCCATCTGGTAATTTATTTTCTTTTTTGAGCTTTTCATAATATTCATAAAACTTTAAAGTTCCAGCTAACGTCTCATGGTCCGATAAAACCAAGCCGCTCAAATTCTTCTTTATTGCTTCATCAATTATTTTTTCTGGCATGTTTACGGAATCCCTCAGCCGAAAATTGGAAAAATAAGAGTGATTGTGAGTGCTAAACCAAGTCATTTAAATATCTCCATTTCTATTATAAAAGGAGTAGAATTAACTACTCCTCTGTTTTTTTATTTTTTAATTCTGAAGTGCCCAGCAACTACTTCTGGTTTGCTGATCATCTTTTCATTTCCGTTCTTGTCTACCATTTTTGCAATTACTCCATTTTTGTAAACTTGAGTGATTGTGAACTTTTCTTTAGTTACTACATCAACAATTTGGCTATCTACTAAAAAAATTCTCATTTTTAATTCCTCCAATAGTTTATTTATTTATAAGTTAATTATACATTAAATAGTGGAGTTTGTAAATAGATAGATGTGTATTTTACTAAATATTTGGTAAAGCATCCATAAGATCATTTACATGTTTATCAACAAGATTATTTAGCTCATCGGTTGAATGACCCTTAACTTTGATTATCTGAAAGAATGGGAAACGTCTAACTTGCCCAATTAATTCTTTCCAAAGCTCAGCATTTGCTAATCCACCTTTTTTATCCCATGAGTTTTTCTCCCACGTTTCGTACCATTTATTCTCTAAAGTATTAACGACATATGCAGAATCTAAATAAGCTCTAATTGGATATTTTTCTGTTTTAATTGCTTTTAATGCTTCCAATAACCCCTGGATCTCCATGCTATTATTAGTCTTTCCATAAAATGCTTTACCATCTAATTTTTCGTGGCCACCTTGTTTTAAGAAGAAAGCATAAGCTGCTTTATCAGTTTCTTTAATCTTTTCTCCTTTTTTAGCTGTTGATCGGCATCCACCATCTGTGTAAATATGAATAACTAAATCTTCATTTGTTGTTTTCTTTGGTGTAAATTTTGTTTGCATAATTGTTCTCCTTTTTAAAATCTCTACTCTGAATTTTATCAGAGTAGAGAAATTGTCTTATTTATTTAAAATTTGTTGAAGATCATTTTTGTATTTTTCTTCATTTACAAAATGTAAAACGCGCTCTTTTTGATATTTCTTGAGATCTTCAATTTGTCGTAAATTAGCAGGATCTTTAATAATATTCAGAGCTGTTATTACATCTTTCTTACTGTTTACATAAGAGAATTTGTAAAGTGGTAGTAGTTTATGCTCTGGATCAAAAGCTTCATCAATTAAAACTACTGCATCGCTTAATAAACATTCCCAAACTCTTAAAGTGTACATTGCATCATTATAGAATTTTTCACCAATAATAATTGTTGCTTCAGATGTAGATATTTTATTAATAACTTCCGTCATTGGAATTTTCTTATCTTGCTCAGGTAATTTTTCATTTGTAAATTTAGCTAATTGAGATTGTTTGATTGTTCCAAATGTTTTTACTTTAAATTGTTTAGAAACTTCTCCACAGAAATATTCAATCATTTTTTCTTTTCTATTTCCTGCTCGAAATGATCCTCCATAAATTAAGTCACATTCTTTAGCTGCTTTTTTAAAAACTTTTTTCATTTCCATAATTGCAATATATTGATCAATTGGGAAGTGGCCGGCATAAATTCCAGAAAACTCATTAGCTTTATATTGGTCCATAACTTCTTCAATATTTCTAGATTGAGCAACAATTCTAATTTTACTATTGATCCAAACATCTTCTTTTTCATAACCCCAACCTCGATTTTGAATGGCTGGCCAAAGTTGTCTAAATGGTAGTCGAGCATCTGTTTGAAATACTAAGATTGGATTGCCTTTCCATTTTGCTAGCATTTTATAATTATTAATAATTGTGGGACTTTCAACTCCGCCAAAGAAATTTAGAGCTGCTGGAATAACTAAAACTCGATCGAATTTATTAATTTCTTCAATGTCTTCAAAGCTTGTTGTGAACTCGCCATTTTTATTTGAAACAATAGTTGCATCATGGCCCATCATTTCTAAAGTCTTTTTTAGATAGATAGTTTCTCCAGATGGTGTTGTTTTAAAGTTGGTAACATTGTTAGCGATGTTCATTAATAAAATTTTCATTTTATAATATCTCCTGATCATATTTATTATTTTATTATGTTAATATATTTATATTTATAACTAAATTGAATTAAATATATGGACAAGCAAGTCCATTTTTCAATAATTCGTCATTTAAGTTAATAGCTTTTCCGGTTTTGTCTATATAATAAATCTCAGCTAGCCATCTTCCAAAAGCATCATCTTTTTCAGTATGAATATAGATTGTGGAGCCAACTGGAATAGTTTTTGATAAAAATTCTTTTGTTTCTAATCCTTTTTCTCTGGAAGCTCCTCTAGTTTCTGGAGCATTCACTCTCAATAATCTTACTTGCGTTTTGTATTTTAAATAAAAGCCGGTGTCGACAGTTATTACAATTGTATCACCATCAATAATTCTGTCGACAACCGCTAAATAATTATAAGCATTAAACATCTATTTACCTGTAGATCCGAAAGCTCCGACTCCTCTTTCTTTTCCTAACTCTTCTTCAAATTCAGCCAAGATGATTGGAACAATAACCAATTGAGCTACTCTTTCTCCTTTTTCAATTTTCACTGTATTTGTTTGATTTGTGTTTGTTACAATAGCATGTAATTCGCCTTTATAACCCGAATCAGCTGGGGCCACTTGAGAAATAATTCCTTTGTTTGCATGTCCGCTTCTTGGCATCATAATTGCCATTAATCCATCTGGAAGATCAAGTCCAAATCCTAATGGAATTTTTCTTGTTTGTCCAGGTGATAATTGACAACTAATTGTTGAATAGACGTCACTTCCGGAGTCGTTATAATGTTGTCGCTTAGGTTTTTCCTCATATCCAAAATCTAATAATTTAATCCTCAAATTGTTTTCTCCTTTGTTTTTATTTATATATGTATTATATAAGATTAGTTAGTTTTTGTAAACTAAATAATATTTAATCACTACATTTTTTAAAATGTATACCTATTTTTCTTAATATTTTGGGATCTTCTCCTTTTACACTTCTACTAATGGTTGCTCTGCAAAAACTTGATTTATAGAACTCTGCAGCTTCTCCAATATATCCAAAAGTTTTAATGATCTCGCCATTTTCATTGTTTATTACACTTATTTTTACTGCAGCTCCAGACTTTGCTCCATAGTTTGGACTATCTTTTCCTTTTAATCCAAACATACCATTTTTTTCACCCTTAACTTTGTATCCTTTTCCATACATTGGATGTTTTTCTCCAGACATGGCCTCACTTATTTTTTTCTTTGATTCTTCTGATTGAAGTTTTCCATACATTCCATTATTCTCTTTTTGAAATTTTTTCTTTCCTTTTTCATTCCATTTTGTTCCATTTCTATACAATGCTAAATCATATTTTTTCATTAACTCTTCAGCTATTCTGTTTTCTTTTATTAGAGAGTCTTTTTTTGATAAATCGTTATAGTAAACTTTTACAATTATATCACTTTTTCTATCTTTAGTTAGCTCGTTATATTTCTTATTTCTCTTAAAGTTGAACGGTCTATCTTTGTTGCCACTACCAACATATATACATTTACCATCTAGCCAGTGAGAGTAGACACTATAATTATTCAACAATATCCAACTCTCTACAAAAATCAACGATTTTTTCTCTTGTTTCTTTGCGGTTTAGTGGTTTTAATTTATTGTATAGGTATGATGAGTTTAGAAGTAGTTTCTGTCCATTAATTTTAATTTTTTTAGGCTCATTTTGAAGTGATTTTTCCATTTTTTCTAAATCTCTATCATAGATATGTAAAGATGTTACAAAGTGGGAATACGTTCCATAATTCACTTCTAGTTTATTTGCAATATATTTTTGAATTTCTGTAAAGTAGAACACGTCGTAGGGTGTCCCAGTAGATAAATCATTTGACCTCATTAAGGTTGTCGCATTTAATTTTCCATCTCTAAGTAATAATTGAAGAGCAATTGTACACATCTCATCTTTTGTTTCAATTACATTTTCATTTGGAATATTGATATTCATGACTGCTCGTCTTGAGTTTGGATCTTTTTTCAAAAGTTCAATTATTTTTTCAATCTGATTAAATCCGTGTTTTGTTTGTAAAATGTAGCCATAAGCAGAATTGTTTGTTAATCCATCATCTGTTAATTGTTTCCAAATTTTTCCAAATCTTGAAATAAATTCAACGTCATTTTTTCCAGCACCATACCATATTGTTTCGCCTAAGTAATAACTCAGGGAGAAGTTTTCTCTTGTAGTTAGTACATTCTTATTAATATCAGTAATTGTAAAAGAAATATTACTTAGTTCTAAAGTATTTCCAACTTTTTGTCCTCTTCGTAAAATATTACTAACTAGATTTGCCCATGCATCATTAATTCCTAAAAAATATCCACTATTTATCAAGCTGCTAACTCCTCTAATTCTTCTAATTTACTAATAATTTCCTTACTTGAAATTTTTGCAATATCAAAAACTAATACATTTTTATTTTCTACTGTCTTTCCAATAAATTCAAATAGTTTATTTGATTTTTCTACCAAATCATAATTTAGATCAATATCTTTCTCTTCTGATCTTAAATTAATTCTATTGAACAATTCATTATCTTTTGAAGAATATAAAATAACATAAAAAGTATTTGGAACACTCATTGTTAATTCAAAGTCAAACCATTCTAATTTTCCTTTTCTTCCATATAAGACTGGATAAATCATTTCTCCTACTGAAAATCGATCAATAACTCTCTTGTTTTTATCCATTACCAGATCTACATGGTACATAAAATCATTTTTTGTATTTTCATCCGAGTGGAAATATTCATAACCTTTTTTAATGAAATGTTTTGCAATCGTACTCTTTCCTGATCCTTTAGCGCCCTCTAAAACAATATTAATAATAATCTTCCTCTCTTTTTATCATTCATATATATATTATATTTATTTTTAGTATTTTTGTAAACCAAAGCGTTAGAAAACTAACGCTCCGGAGGAATCTAAATACTGATCACTTTCTTCAATAATGAAGTCTTTTGTAATGAAATAATCTTCTAACACGATTTGCTCTTTTACTCTTCCATTCCATTCGTTTCTTGATGGTGAACCAATTAAATCAACCATAACTTCTTGTTGGAATCCTAATGATTCGATTAGTTCATCAATAATTCCTGCTTCTTGTTTGTAAGCAATAAACTCTAATCCTTTATGGAAAAATGTAACAACTGTTCCTCTTTGGTTTAGGCTGTTTCGCGTAATTACCAAATCTTTATATCCAAAAACTGGTTTACCTACTTTTCCACCAAAAATGTCTTGATTGTCATTCATTTGCTTTACTTCTTTTAGGTTTGTCTCATTAGTAATTACTCTATCGACTTCATAAACAACCTCTTCTAAGGCTTCTCCATTTAAAAATTCAATATTTGTTTTTAATTTTTCTAGATTATCCTTTGTGATCACGACACCAAAAGCATTATTATGTCCTTGAGCTAATTCAAATAATCCAGTTTTTAAACACCACTGTCTAAAATCTTTTATAATCTTTTCAAATCCTCGACCAGATCCAGAGTATGTTCCATCATTATTTTCTACTAAGACTAATGCCGGCATCTTATGAGCGTTAGATAATTTATTAGCAATTAATCCAGTAACTGATCTAAATTTAATTTCTTCTTCTGTTACCATTGAAATGCAAATTGTATTTTTATACAAAGAGTCTCCAATATTTTTAAGAGCAGCATCAATACTTCTATTTTGTTTTGCTTTAATTTTTTCTAGAGTATCTAATGAGATTTGGTACATATTCATCTCAAGATCAACCATATCCATTTTCCCAGTAAGCTTATTTTTTCTACGTTTTGGCACAATTAATTTTTCATTTTCGTCCCAATATCCTAATAAAGATTTTAGCACTAAATCTTTATCTTCTAAAGTTCCAACTCGAGAAACTGAGTTGATTAAAGGAATAATTGAGAAAGATAAATTAATAGGAGCAATTCTAGTTCCTTTTTCAATTTTTTCATTGAAAATAATTTTCAAGATTGGTGACTTAATATTCTCTAATCCATTTTTAATAATCCATCTAATTTCATAATCTGAAATATCGGACGAATCTCCAATTTGTCCAATAGCGATAAGATCCATAACTTCTTTAGCGAACGATGTTTGATTGATGAGATCATAAGCTTCAATAAATTTAAAGACTACTCCTGCTCCAACCAAATTCTTATTTGTTGCTAAATTATAGGATAATTGATTATTCACTAGAGCATATTCATTTTTCCATTGCTCTTTTATCTCTTTAATCTTAATTTGATTATCAACTTCGTGGTGATCTAAAATAATTACTTTTTTACCTTTTTCTAATAATTGTCTCTGTTGATCAAAGTCATTAGAGGCAGCATCGGGAATAATTACTAAATCACAATCACTTTCTAAAATCTGTCTAAAAGTACTTTCAATTAGTCCGTGGGATTTATTTGCATGGAAGAACCATTCAATCCCATTCATATTTCCTCTAATTAGAGAAATAAATTTAATCAAAGCTGAGGCTGAAGAATATCCATCAGCGTCATCATCTACTAATACTCCAATTAGATCATTGTTTTCAATTGATTTATCTAACATTTTTACTGCATCTGTAATATTGTATAGACTTAAAGGATCTGTATAGAAAGTTTCTAAATGATCATCTGGATTTAAGAATATTTCTGGATTTTCTACTCCTCTATTCTCTAAAAAACTTTCTACAAAATCATCTTTTTGTTTTAATTCACTAACTACCTCAAAAGTTAAACCCATATTTATTAATTTCTCCCTTATATAAAAATTCTGCTATTAAACAGTTTATTAAATGTTATTCACAATATATGAATCTCCAACCATTAATTTCTTGATATTTATTGTATCTATGAGTATATGGAATATTTTCTGATAAACTTGTATATATTTTTCTACCAGAACATTTGAAATTGTTTTCAAAAAAATCTAAACATTCTCTCATAGTACAAAACTCTTTAAAGAAATTTCCATTAGCATCATATGTCTTTACTTTTTTTGACATACCATTTTTCTCCCCTATATTTTTCTGTTTTTCAGCAATTATATATTTTTCTTCTATTGTTTTTTCACTCCATGTTTTCTGTTTCTTTTTTCTTATTTTTTTCTTTTTATCTTCTGAGAAATTTATATACATGTTTGATCCATAGCGCGGGTTGTTTTTACCTTTTAATCTTCCATCACTTAGCGTATTACTAATTCTTCTACATCTGTTTACATAATCTTCTGTATTTTTTACTCCCCAGTTATTTCCAAAGTTTCCTCCAACGTGAATATTATAATAGTTAGTATTTTCTACAGCTCCATAGAAAAAAATAAATGCTTTTTC